TACATTATAGATTATATGGTGCAGGATCAAGCACTACAACATATAATCTATTGAGATACAGAAGACACTATTGGGGTAGTGGTAGTGTACATATCACTTTGTTTCAGACATACTATAGTGGCTCATCACAAGGTGAATATTGGTTAGCAGGACATGGCAGAAGTGATGGTAGCTACAATGTTAGTTATAGTCTACAATACAGAGATATTTACAATGGACCAGGTAGTGGCAGATTGTCAATCAATGTACCTGGTGGCGCTCCGGGTAACAGTTCGGCTGAAATTGTTGATGTTTCAATTAGTATACCAGCATATTATTATTACATGGTAAAAGTAGAAGTAGCACACAGTGAGTTTTATCCAACAACAACTGTAATGGGAGCGTTGAATTCATATGCATTACACGCATAGTCAAAAGAGGAAAATATGAGCGAAGAATTTGAATATAGTGCAACTTGGTTATATCATCCAATCGTAATTGATGGTGTAGAATATAGTTATGATCCTAGTGCAGAAATTCCAGTAATGCCGGATCATGAAGATTATGGAAAAACTGTACAGCAAATTGTAGGTAGTAACGTAATAACAGATGCAATGATTAATGAACATAGAGAACTAGATACTTGGGATCAAATGCGAGAGTATAGAAACAAATTGTTAATTGAATGTGACTGGACACAAGGTGCAGACGTTCCTAGCAATATTAAAGATCCTTGGGCAACTTATAGAACTGCACTCAGAGATATAACCAAAGCGTCAACTACAGCAGATGTTGTATGGCCCACAAAACCAAGTTAGAAATCATCAAGCCAATTTGGCAAATCTAATTTGTCCTTTTGACGTTGATATATTGTTGTAATTTTTTCAACCATCTCTGGTCTTTGTAAAACTAACTTTGCACCTCTGTGTAAGGGTTTGGGCCAACAATCTAAATTAGTCCAACAATAGCCTGCACTTTCATGATTACACTGTGGAATAAATTCTTCAAATACTGTAACACAAAAAGTATTATATGTAAACTTTTGGTCATCACTTATAAACTCATTTATAGGATATACTTTTTCGATGTCAGGCAAAGGACCTAATTCTTCTTTACATTCCCTGAGTAGTGTTTCAATAGGGCGTTCTTTTTTATGACTCTTACCTCCCCAGAAACTCCAAGTTAGTGGGTGACTTGATGTTTTACTTCTTTGTTGCAACATAATCCTGCCTGTATCTAAGGCAAGAAAACAGCAACCGCTTGCTTTAATCATTATAGGTATACACGCCAAAATCCTGGGTTGTAAGTTCCTTCAAAACTGTTTACCCATTGAGTTCCGTTCCATTTTAAGCTGTCTAGTGTTGTTGTATTTGTTACATACTCAACAGTGTTTATTGTACTACTATCGAATACAATATTCCATTGATTTGACCCAATGCTGTATTGAATTATATCATTCTTCTTAGCATTACTTCCAAGCCAACCTGCGCCTCCTGCAATATCAGTTAATATTAAATATCTTTGTCCATCTGCCGCTGTAGCAAGTGTGCCATCACCCGGAGTGTTAGACTGAGGATCAATAACTGCATCAACTGTTCCTTGAGTATTTGCAGGTTTTGTTGCAGTATCAATTGTTATATCTAATAGGTTTACATTACCTGGATTAACTTTAATTGTACCTATTATGTCACCTGTAGTAATTGTAGGATCAGCAGTTTGTTTTAATCGTAGCTGACTCACATCATCTCTAAATTCACCAAATCCTTTTAATGCAGTTTGCCAATTTAATACATTTCCATCACTGTCGAGATTAGTTCCACCTTCACTTAATAATTGTGCAGTAGCATTTCCGCTAGAGTCAACATCAAATTTCATTTTTAATGCATCAAGCGTTACTACTTTAAAGCTGGTAAACAACGGAGTGTAGACGTTTCCTAATCTCAAATCACTCAAAGCATTAGCATCTACATCTTCTATATTATCAATGATAGTATGTATAACACTGTTTTTAACAACTTTAGCCGGAGGATTAATTAGTACAGGCATTGTAAAAGTCATAGTGCTAATATCAATTATATCATCAACTCCGCTAGGAATTGCTCGCATACTCCAAGTACTGGCGATTAATTCTACATAGCTTAGTGTACTCCAATCCATTGGATTATTACTTGTGTGAATATTCAGTGTAGGATTAAATAGAACCAATATTTGCTCTAGCATTTGTAATTTTTGTTCTGTGTTTGATGTCCACAAATCAACTTGCATGTTTAGTGTATATGGAACAGGTTGATGTCTTTTTATACTATATGCATCGCCTACTTCATTTTGATATGTATTTGTAGCTTCGTTAAATTTCTTTTCGTACACAGGTACAGTTTCTTCATACTGCGAAAATGTTCTCATTTGTGGAGCAGTTTCTAATCCTGTAACATGACAACTAATGAAAGGAGTTGTTTGTAACATGTTTTCACTATTTTCTCTAACAATGTGTGCCGCCATTCTACTTACATCACCATAACGTACAGGAACCGTTTGATAAACTATTTCACCAGCATCATCAACATGCATTGCTACTTGGAACCCTGCGAATATTCTTATAAACTGTTGAATATATCTACGAAGTTGTTTATCATAAAAATAAGGTACCGCAGTTAATTTATTTGTTTGGTATGCCATTATGTATTATCCGCTTTTGGTTTAATTACTTCACTTAGTGCAGTTTGTTCTTTGAATTCTTTGTCATTTATAATTGTAGTTCTTTCATTATTGATATAATCACTAGCATTATAAGTCTTATCAGTCCATGTTTTGTCTGTCACGTTATCATACAATCTATGCCATCTACTACCTCTTCTTACAAATAATCTATTAGGACTAAAGTCTGTTCTAATAAAATAATCACCTTGATTGGGATCACTTGGAAATTGATCACCACTGGCAATGGATTCGCCATGTTCGTACGAATCTGATGTGTTAACTAATCCGCCACTAGTAGCATGGTCATAGCCAAATAGATGATCGGTTAAACTTGTGCCGTTTGGATCTTGTAAATCTGCCGCTTCAACAATTGCATCACTTATATTAAACTCTGCTTTGTATGTACTCACATCATTTTTCAGACTTTCGCTATCTTTACTACTTCCGAGTATATCATGGTATTCTTGACTGTCTGTTAGTGGTGATAGCTTAACCCGCCATATGTGAGGATACCATGTTTGGCTAAATCCTTCAGCACCTCTATTTGCATCATTTACTACATAATATTTGTTAATAGCTTCCCTGTCATTGCTCAGTAATAGTGCATCTCTGAGATGAGGAAGCTCTAGTACATCACCAGGCATAAGTTTTCTACCCATTACTTCTACCATTTCGTTCATATGAAATGTCATGTAAAGTTGATCGTTACTAAGAAATAATCCAAATTGTGTTAGGTCAAAATCTGTATCTTGTACATTATAAACTCCACGTAGCTCATATATGTCACTGTCGTATTTTCTGTCTCTGTTTTCCATAAACAATAAGTCTTGTACTTTTGTTTCGTTGAGTAATCCCTCGACATTAATAAATTCTCCACTAAGTGGATCAGTTTCTAATCCTGCTACATAATTAGGCTGTGAAGGATCTTTTGCATCAGGCATTGCGGCAGGTCCTACATATTTGTGTACATGTACACCTGTTCCGCCGACACTGAATTGTTCACGGATACTTCTGTCCATAAAGTAATAATCATTTGTTTTGGTCGGTTTATAAACGCTTAATCGTGGCATACAGTTATTTATCGATACCTTAAAGGTTGACAAATTTACAAAAGATGCTAAATTAGTATGTAAAGGCACAAATAGAGAGGCATAGTTATGGCAACACCTAGAAGTTTAACAAAGAAACCTAAGAAGAAAATTTCATTCAAACGTATTAAAAAACGTGGTTTACAAGCACCAGGTTTTGAAGGTTGGGAAAACCTAGAAGGATCTGCATTTTCTAGAATGAAACGTATGAACAACGACTTCTGGTACATGAACTATAAACATAATGAAAACATAGAACATATGTTTACATGGATGAAAGCAAACGACTATTCAAAAACAGATATATCAAATGCAAAGAAAGCCGCCAAATACGAAGGACTAGTAGGTATATACTGCCGTATGTTGTTAGACGGTTGTCCCGACTATAATGAAAAAGAACAAGAGTATTGGCAGTCTTGCCCCGGAACTAGTGGCAATATTAAACCTATTAGCGAAGTTGTTAAACCTAAGATTGCTGAATTAATAGAAGCCGGCAAACTAATTGTGGAAGAGAAAAAAGCAGACGACAAAAAGAAAAATGTTTATATTCCTAGTATACAAGAACGTTTAGAAGAAGCGGCTAGTGACAAGACTGAAGAGTTGGA